TGGACATACTCTATGCCATACAAATGAAGGAAACACAACTAAAGATCCTTTAGGCAATATCTCTTTACATTTCATAACATTTCTTTTTTTATCAGGATCTAAATTTCTAAAATCAAATTCTAGTTCTCCACCTTTATAATCTTTTGGATCAGATAAAGTAACTGTAACAGATAGTTTTCTAATTTTACCATGTGATGGATCATTAGCTTCTCTTTGATATGGTTTATCCCAACTATCACAATGCCAATCATAGTATTGACCTTTTCTATATTTTGTAAACTGACAACTTTCTGAAAAATCCCATTGAAAATTCCAACCTGCATTAGCATTTGCTTGATGAACATAAGGTTGTATTTCTTTATAAACCCATCTATCATTCATCCAAACAATATTAGAATCTCTTTTTGTTTTTAAATCTTTTATTTCTTTTTTATTTAATTTTCTATCACCATAACCACCAGTAACTGCCATTTGATCTTGAAGTTGTTGACCATATTTTACAATGTCATCACATATGCGAGAAGGTACGGCTGATTGAAAATACCAATAATAATTTGTAAGGTTCATATGTCTTTATGTAAAACTATATATCTTAAATAAAAACTAAAGTAAAGAAAATTACTTGTATTTATATCTTATAATAACAATACCTGATCCACCTGCTTCACCTTTGGTATAGTTTGCACCACCTCCACCTCCACCACCACCAGTGTTAGCTGTTCCAGCAGTAGCAGAACCAGGTGTTGTTGCACCTGCACCTCCACCGCCTGATCCACCAGCTCCTCCTGCTCCTGGAGCAAAATAGTTACCACCACCTCCACCACCAGCATAAGCTGTTGGAGTTGCTGAAATTGATGTTGTTGCACCTGCACCACCTGCACCACCATTTGCATTAGGTCCTGGACTTGTAGAGTTACCACCTACAGCGGTAGCTCCACCACCTCCACCACCCCCTCCTGGGTTGGTTCCATTTCCTCCTGCACTTCCTTGAGCAGGACTTGTTGGAGGAGTGTTACCTGCATAACCTGATGTTGTAGGTGCATTCGGTCCACCTCCACCACCACCAGATCCACCAGTTGCTCCTGCATTTGTCCAACCAGCAGCTTTACCACCACCTGTTGATGTTATACAAGCAAATACTGAATTACTTCCACTACTATTAGCAAAAGGTGTTCCACAACCATTACCTGGTGATCCTGCTCCACCTGCACCAATTACAACTGGAAAAGTTGTAAATGCAGTTACCGTTGCGGCTGATCCACCTGGATTACCATCTAAAGGAGATGCTGTGTAAGAATCAGTTGGACTTTTATATTCTCTAAATCCACCTGCTCCACCTCCACCACCATGACCTTTACCACCTGCTCCACCACCTGCAACAATCATATATGAAACGACATTGTTACCTGGTGTTGGCGCCGTGCACACAACAAAATCACCTGATGCTGTAAATGTATGAATTCTATAATCTCCTGACTCTGTTATTGTACCACCTGAAGCACAAACAAAATTAGGTACAACTCCTGCCCATGTTCCTTGAGACTGAAGTTGAAATTGACTTTGCATTGACCACACACCACTTGCTTTACTTAATTCTTTTACTACGACTACTCCTGAACCACCAGCTCCACCTACATAAAAACCACCAGAGTAACCTCCACCTCCTCCACCAGATCCTGTATTAGCTGTACCAGCATCACCATTAGCAGAGTTTTTACCATCTCCTCCTCCACCTGTTCCACCAGAACCAGCAGATAGACCGGAACCACCATTAGCACCTCCGCCTCCACCACCAGCTCTTGTAACAGGACTGCCTGTTATTGAAGAAGCTAAACCATTACCACCATTAGTAGCAGCATTCGAAGAAACATCAACACCAACTGCTCCAGCACCTCCACCACCTCCACCAACATCAGTATGAGAAGCATTACCATCACCACCATCATAACCTTGATTAGCTGTTCCACTTCCAGCAGTAGCTGTAGAATCATTACCATTACCTCCACCACCAGAACCACCAGGGTTTGCAGCTTGAGTACCATAACCAGCACCTCTACCACCAGCAGTAGATGTAATAGTCGATATTCCACCTCCAGAAAGAGATGTAGTATTACCATCATTACCAGCATTGTTGGGTGAGCCAGAAGATCCACCTGCTCCAATTGTTGCAGTTAAAGTTGCCCCTTGAGATATTGCTACACTTGATTCGTTAGACGCTCCACCACCAGATGTTTCTCCAGCAACAGAATTTCTATAACCACCTGCACCACCTCCAGCGCCAAGAGAACCACCAGATGCTCCACCAGCAATAACAAGATAATCTACAACAGTTGTTCCTGATAGTGTTGTAATATCTCCAGAAGATGTTTTAGATGTAACTTTACATTTTCCAAACGAACTTCTATTCGTTTTTCCAATTAATCCTCCGTTTGGTGTACCGCCGCCTCTAGGCATTTAAGTGTCCTCCTATTCGGACACCCAAGCTGAGCCATTCCAATTATATTTGGTAGGTGTTTCCGATTCGTCGTTTGATTTAGTTGCTTCCCAACCTGTTGTGTTGTCAGCGTTATATTTATCTTCGTTCCAATAAATTATATATTTAACATCACCTTCTTCTGTAATTGAAGGAAAAGTTATTGGTGCTTGCCAATTATCATCACCATCTAATGACCATGAAGCATGAGGTTGTCGTGATAAAAATTTATCTTTTACAGGATCATAAACCATTCCGATACCTGCATATTGTTTTCTAAAATTATGGTTGTAAGAAGTTTGTTTCCAAATTCCACCTTTAAAAAAATTAATACACCATGTCTCTCCATCAACATGCATGTCTGAAGGAACGCAATCGTTACCTACAACTACAACTCTTTGTACTACTTGATGTGAATCTGACGTAAATCCAGTAGGATCTGTCATTGCTTTTAATTCTGCGAAATGTGCCATATTTTTACTCCTTAAATTTTATATTTATATTTTAATCTTAACTAATTGTCAACGTTCCAGTTACTGTAAATGAAGCTACTTTACATCCTCCAGCTGGTGCTGGTAATGTTGCAATACTATTAGTTCCAGGGGCAACACTTGCACTTGTTGATCCTGGTACACGTACTACAACGATTCCTGATCCACCTGCGGCAGCTCCTGCTCCTCCACCACCACCAGTATTTGCTGTTCCAGCAGTTCCTGTTCCTAGATTAGCAGCTCCTGCTCCACCACCACCAGCTCCTCCTGCTCCACCAGCAGCAGGTGCATTTGTTTGACCACCTCCACCACCTGCGTATGAAACATCAGAACCTGTAATTTCGTTTGGTGCTCCAGCTCCACCAACAGCTCCAGTAGAACAAGTTGGTCCTGCTCCTCCTGCTCCTGCAGCGGTTGCTCCACCACCAGCTCCACCTGGTCCGTTTCCTATACCACCATCATTACCTTGAGGTGGATCCGTAGGAGGTGTATTACCAGATCCTTTTGTGTATGCATCTGGAGTTCCTGCTCCACCAGCACCAGAACCTCCTGGTGAGTTAGCATTATTATCTGGCGTTGGCGCTCCTGAAGTTTTACCTCCACCGCCACCTGTTGATGTAATACTTAAAAATGTTGACTCTGATCCTCTTGATCCTGTAGAACTAGTGCCTGGTGATCCAGCTCCACCTGCTCCTACTGTAATTGAATATTTTCCTGTTCCTAAAGTAAAACCTGTTCCTCTTAATGGAGAAGGACCAAAACCAGAAGCTCTATAGCCACCTGCACCTCCAGCTCCACCAACTCTTCTAGTAGAAGGTTGAGAAGGAGTAGCGACTCCAGCACCTCCACCACCAGCTACTACTAAATAATTTGCGCTAGCACCAGCACCTGAATCTTGTACACTTAAATTTCCCGATGATGTAAATTTTATAATATTTTCTCCAACAACTTCTGCAGCACATCCTGGACTTCCTCCTAAAACAACTCCTGCACTTGTTGGTGCTCTTGCAATAACGATACCTGAACCACCTGCACCAGAAGTTGTGTCACCTGGATCTCTTGTTCCACCTCCACCACCTCCTGTGTTGATTGTACCAGATGCAACACCACCACTACTTTCATTTCCACCAGCTCCGCCACCACCTGCACCTCCGGTTCCAGCAGTTCCACCACCAGAGATACTACCACCACCTCCGCCA